CTCCTCTACCAAAACCACTAAGACTAACCAAATCTGTATTTGAATATAGTTTTGAGGTATTCGTATATCCTGTTCCTGGATTTGTTATCGTTAATGTTCCTGGTGTTCCTGTGCTAATACCACCCAGAACTTTTAATAACTTTGAAGAAAAATTAGCATTATCTGTTTGTGTAATTTTAACACCAGAAACTAAATTAGATTGGTCTGCAGAAGAAATACTGGTCCCAATACCAATAAAACTCGATTTTGAATACATTTGAATTGGATTTGACCTTAATGATACAACTTGATCATTTCCAACATCTAAATTTGGATTATAAAATCTTACAGATGCAGAAGTAGTTACAAAATTTGCACGATAAAGAGTAAATTTCAAATCTTCATATTGACTTGAGTCCCAAGTGGAACCATTTTGAGATTTAAAAAATGATCCCAAAAGTGGTTGTTCTGAAACTGTTTTTTCGTCATTTGTTCCTATTGTAGAAACCACAATAGACTTCCTTCCGTCTCCTGCCATTGCAGAAATCCAAACTACATACTCTGTAGATGCAGTTAAAAGAACCAAAGCAAATTCGGTTCTTCCAAGGTAAACGGGAGATGGGAAGGTGAATGTGGTTGGAGTTAAACCAGTATCAGATACAGATACATCTTTTGCATCCAAAACAACTTCACCAAAAGGTAAAATTACTTGAGTAGGAGAACCATCACGCATCGTTCTAATTTGTAATGTAACTGGAAGATCAGATGTTGATTTATTTTTAAAGAAAATATCACACTTAGTTACAAATACGCCATTATTATCTGTAACTTCAAATGATTGTGCGAGAGGATCTACATATACAGTATTTTGTGTAGTTGTGAAATTATTTGAAATATTTGATACTAATCTAATATCTGTGGATTCTGATGATCGAGGAACATCAGTTTTTGCAGTTCTTGATATTTCTGCATTTCTAATACTTAATGTTACGTCTTCGACATTATCTAAAGTTCCACTAGAAGAAAAATTAGACTCAGCTTTACTTTGACTAGTAGAACCAGAAAATGATTCATTTGTTTTACTTGTAGATAATACAAATGTTTTTGTTCCTGTCGTAAATTGAGGTGCTGATGGAGAAATCGAATCTGGTATAAAGAATGACCCAATGAATACTCCTAAGTTATCACAAATTAATCTTAAATTTGAAACTTTTGCTTCTGCTCCACTACTTTTACCTATTAATTTCATTCCAATATCAATACATCCATAAAAACTAGATTCTGATTGTAATTCCAAACTTGCAGTATCAACATTCAATATTTTGGTAGTTGAAGAATATGATGAGGAAATTATGTTTTTTGCATCATATGGGTCTAATGTATATGGATTTTCAGAACTAATGTAAGGACCATATTTATGATTTTGGGTTGCTAATCTAAATCTAATAGATTTAGATCCTAATACTCCGGTAACAGTTTCTCCATTAGTAAAGGTCCCACTAATCATGGAAACTTCTAATAATTTTGGTGTTATATATTTCGTAACATCAACATTATCAAAAAATGCAGTAAATTGACTAAATGGCAAAAGTCTCTTTGCGATTATCTCAATATTTCTAGATCTCATAAATTTTACAATTTCTCTAGAAACTACTCTATCACCAAGATTTACAGAATCAGATTTTGGAGAAACTTTGTACTGTATTCCTTGTCTAGATTGATTTGTTGTTGTTGTTGTTGTTTGATTTGAAAAATTAATAAAACTATTTTGAAATGTATTAGTTGTAGTTATTGGAATTCCAAAGTTTTGTCCATCATTTGTAAATCCACCACTTTGAACTGAATTTTGTCCAACTAATGTACTTCCTGTTTGTGATGTAAAAATTGGATCACTTATTGATTGGTCAGTAACTCCAGACCAATCTGTTTCCCAAGCACCCCAATCTATTGGAGATAATCCAGTATTTGTATCGGCATTTAGTTGTTGCATTGCTGAAGTATATGAACCCTCAACATCTAAAGGTCTTTTTGTTTTTCTGGTTTCAATCCAGGTATCAGATGATGGATTCAGTTCAATACCACCTATCCAAGTCGAAACATGAAATGGATTTACATTACACTCTGTTGTTGCATATTCATTTTTAACAAGCACTGCTTCGGTATAGTTCAAACATATAACATCACCAACTCTTTTAATGTCATTAGACCCAAGATCTGTTACGAATCTTAAATCTGCATTTGGGTTTGAATTTTCTCCAATGCCAATATATGATTCTGACCCCAGTAAAAGATCAATCCCTACAGTATATGGTTGTGGTTTTAATTCTCCAGCATTTGCATCAACACTAGATTTATATTGAGAATTTGCAATATCACCACCATTGTATGATTTAAAATTATCTACAAAAAAACCACATTTAAATCTATCTAATTTTGTAGTTTCGTCTCTAATTGTTAAGTTTTGAGTATCAGACTCAAGTAAAGATAAAGAAGTGTAATATTCTACATTTGTAAGTCTTTTATCGAGACTCGAAATGTCTTTCATTCTATATCTTTTATGTGTCGATAAAGATATTTTTACATTTGATGTATCGAATACATATGCTGGCAAATATAAGGTTGCTATCTCTAATGATGTATCAAGTCCATTTGGTAGTTTTGGAGTAAGTGATGGAATTCCTTTTTTTACAATAAAAACACCATCTTTATCTAAAAATAATCTATCTATTCTAGGTAAATAATAATCATAAGATAAATTTATGTTTTTGTCTTTTGCGAAAATATCAGTCGATGAACCATTTGATGATTCAAATATTCTCGATCTAAAATCAAATGGCGAAAAACTTCCAGAGTAATTAGATATTCTTGGTCTACAATCCAAAACATCGGACAATCTAATACCATCAACAAATGGTATATCTCGTTCATAACGATCTTTGTCGTAAGAATTTACACCAACAAAATCACCAGTATCCGAAGAAGATATAGTATAATGATTATAAATTATTCTAATTCTTTTGGAAGGTTCAATACCATCAGACTTTCTTATAATTCTTGAAAAATCCAAATATTCAGATCTTTGTCCATTATCGAATATATAATTATTTTTTATATTTTTATCACCAGGAAACAAAGACGAAACAGATGCTTGAATTTTTGATTCCTGAAAAATGACAGTTTCATTTACGGTGAATAAATTTTCATTTAAATAAACCATATCAACTGTATTTGCTCCTACAGATGATACTAATGTTGCTACTGCCCCACTATCATTTCCTACAATTAACTCTCCTTTTACTGCGTTTAAAAGGTTTGATGATATATTTAAAAGTTGCAAACTTGGTAGGGATGGATCTCCATCTGTCGATGATTCGATAATTGCAATAATATTCGAAACATCTGGAACATTTAAGGAAATTTCTTCATCTTGAACTCTAAGACCATATGTTTGACTATGAGACAATCCATTAACGGAACTAGTAGATGTTGATTTATTAACAACAAGTGACGAACATCTATTAAAGATTTTCTTTTTAGTTTTGGTATTTATTTTATTTAAAGTATAAGTAAATCTTGCTTCTCCATTTTTGCTTATATTGAGTAATTTTTTATTTGAAATATCAACTTTTTGACTTGAAAGTTCCTCTACGGATCCATCTGTAAAAGTTAAATTGTAATCTTCTTCATCAAATGGAACAAAAGTTAAATCTGCAGAAGTTAATAATGAATTTAAAGAACATCCACCATTAGAAACGGTAACTGTCGAACTTCTTCTGATTGTAATATCGGACCCGGTTAAATCTAAATTAGCAACATTTGATTTGTTTATCTTAGAATACAAAGATACCTCTGAAGTATTTAAAACTTCAAGAGTAACTTTTTTGAGGTCATTAGTTGTAATTTGAGAACTTGGAAGATTTCCCGAACAAATTCCAGAAACAGATGGTAATGATACAATTGTTAAACTTCTACCGGAAGTATTAATTGCACTCACCTTATTAAATGTAACAACATTTTCTCCTGTTTTGCTGTAAGAAACAATATCTCCAATTTTCATTCCAGTATAAAAATTTTGATTTGAAGATGTGATTGTACTAATACCGCCGGAAATGCTAGAAATAGTAAATGTTGCTGCAGATGGTGCAATTGAAATATTATAAGAAAGTAATGGGTCACCAGTAAAAGATACTCCATTTCCAACTATTTGATGAACATCTGAAAAATTATAATCCCTAATATCAATAATTGTCCTTTCTATATTTTCATTTATTTCTATTGTTTCTTCTTTCACAAAAGAACCAGAAACCTGATACAATTTCATAGTAGATGATTCATTAATCGCATCGACAAGATATCCAGACGCTCCACTATTTTTTCCTTTAATAAATGCTGGTAATGTCTGAGATAAAGAAGAATTTAAGGTTAAAATTGTATATGTTTGTATATCATACAATGATATTTCATATTGAGTTGTTGCATTAACGTGTGGACTATTTTTTAATTTAAAATCATAAACTCTAGAAACGCCAATTTGTTCTCCCGAAGATATACCAGCAGTTACAGTTCTGCCATTGTATAGATTTATATGAGAATCTGTATTAAAACCAACTGGAACAGAACCGGTTACGTTATTTAAAATTATTTGTCTACCAAGATTAAATGGAATTGCTTGATTATAATCGTTTTCTGTAGTTCTTGACTTTTCAATATCAATTATTACATTATCAATTGTTTCTACTTCATAACCTCTTATATAAGCTTTTCCTGGACTTACTGAAAGGCAAAGTAAATCTTTTGATACTTGATTTCCTTGTTTTGTTTTTTGGCCTTCGAGATATATTCCATTATTTCCAGTCCTGTCATTTAAGCATTCCTTTGAATCTATATCAAATGGTTTAACATAATAATCACCACTTTCATCATATGTTCTTCTTGCAAATTCATCACGAATGAAACTATATTCTGTAGTGTCTTTAAATTTTAGTGGTATTCCATTTTCTACTCTTATAAGTTCAACAAAATTTTCATCATTTATATCTTCAATGCTTTTTTTGATAAATGTTGTAGATATTTTTAATCTATCTGCTCCTGGAGCTGCATAATTTGAAAAACCTTGAGCATTATCAAATAGGTCAAGATACTGATCAGATGCTGTAACTATCTCCTCATTAATTAATAAACCTATTCTATAACTTGGTCTATTTGTATATTGATCGAGTATTACTGTTTGCCTACCTACAGTTACAAAAAAACCATTAACGAAATAGATACCTTCTTCGATTTTAGCAGCGGAACCAACAGCAATAGAATTTGAAATTATTGAAGTTGCAAATGTCGTCCCACTTCTTATTGTTGATAATGAATAAGAAACATTTTCTAAAGATATTAAATTTTCTCCATCTACAAATGTTTTTGTATTAAAATCGACTGTACCAGAACTTTGATATTTAATGTAAAGTGTGTAGTTACCATTATCAGATTCTACATCTGTAATATAATTTTCTACTATTGCTTTAACTCCACTAGTTTCGCCCTGAATTGTTTTATTAATCAAATTATCAATATAAAGAGAAACGGGAAGACCCAAATGAGATTCATCTATTTGGACACAAGTATATTGTGGATCATATACTGCTTGTCCAGGAATAATCATCGCACCTTCTTTAAATAGGTGCCTACCAAATTTTTCAACTTGATTTTGTAATATTGACTGTAATGTTGTTAACTCTCTAGCTTGTATTGGAGTTCCGGGTTTGAATAAAACTCTTTGATAATTATTTGAATCAGAAAAATCATCAAAATATGGTGATACATTTAAATTGGTGTTTTGTGGCATTTTCTTTTAAAATTCCAATACGATTTTTACATCTTCTTTTTGGCTAGAAGATCTGGGAATTGCTGATCTATTATCTATGTATATGATCTCTCCGGATTTTTTATTATATTCTTCTGATGCAATACCGGATATAAAATTATTTCCGAGTTGATATGTTCGATTGTTTATGACTGTGGATACTCCAGTAAAACCGGAATCAATTGATAATGGTGTAGTTCCATTCATAGATGAACCAGTAATCAATAAACTACCACCAGACCCAGGAGATGAAGTAAATTTATTTATTTTATATCCAACACCAGTTGTTCCTAATCCAACTGGTTGGTAATATTTAAGAACTCCTGTAATGTTATCCCAAGATGCTACAAAACCAATTGCAGTAGATCCAGTGCTAATAGTTTGAGTAATCGTAGAATCTACAGCATAGGTTGTTGCGGTGGTTGCACTTCCGGTAAACTTAAGAGCACTAAGACCACTCACCAAAGAAGTATTTAAAATTTCGGTATTACTTCCTAATATTGTAGGATTTTTGATAATACCAACTCTTGCAAAATCATTACCAGAAATAATATCAGGATTTGATTCTAAAGTTTCATATCTAGAATATACAAGAACACGATATGCTCCTAGTTCTCTGTAAATATCATATCCATGCCCACCTTTTGGTGGTATGATTACATCAAATGTGGCAAGTGATGTGGCACCTATTCCTGTATTTAATAAAGATGTTGTAAGACCTGGAGCACCTGGAGAGAATTGGATAGTTGCATTTGTATATCCTTGCCCTCCATCAGTAACATAAACATCCATAACTTTTCCAAAAGAATCAGTAGTTACAGTTACTTTACCATCAGAACCATCTCCTAAAATTGGTATATTTGTAAATGTCGAAGATGCTGGTTCGT